GACCACTGTGTCGCCAACGTCGGTCTGCACTGGCTCGCGGTTCTGCACCGTCGCAGCGAGGTTTTCGGTGGACTGCTGCACTGCACTGATGGCCTGCAAACCCACATCAGCAGTGGCCTCCTGTGCGCCCGCGATAGCGTTTCTCTGCAGCGGCGTAGGCCCCGGCTGCATGACTCCTTCCCGGTCACCCTCCTGTGAGTAGAGCTTCAGCAGGCCAACACGGCCACGACCGGTGACGTTGGAATTCAGGGCACCTGCGGCCTCAAGTCCGTCTCTGGTCTTGTTCCAAAGAAACCTCAGCTCATTGCCGGGATTTGTCCGCCAACGATCCCACTGATAGCCCTCATCCTTCTGCTCTTCCTGCTCCTCCTCTTCGACGGCATTAGGAGTTACGTCAGCTTGATTAAGGCCTGGCATCAGCAGGTTGTAACTGCCTCTATTTCAACGCATTGCCGTTGAATTGTCCGCGGTCGTAGAGGTCAAAGGGACTCAGCCCAGTTATTCAGACCAGCCAATCCGGGACTGACGCGAGCCAGAGTCATCGTTCCGTAGCGATTGCCATCGCGGATGACATAGCTGAGCAGATCTTGCTTGGCTTTCTCCAGATCTTCATCAGTCCAGCCTTTGCCGCCACCAAGGTTGTTGTAGAACTGCATTTGACGCTGAATAAACGACCAGGCATTAGGCGCTTTCGCGGTCTTCCAGGCTTTAGTGAAATTGGGGTTTTCTTTGCGTCCATTGGCAGCGTCCTGAATCACCTGAATCAATGCCTGCGCCGACAGGATTGGACTCTTCTCCGCACGCCAATTCCGCAGCCTGTTATTACGACGCGGGAAATTATTCAGCTGATCCAGATTGACTCCAGGCACCATGCCTGTCACTGGTGGCGCAGCAGGAGCTGGCCCTCCAGGATTATTGCTTGGGATGAGATTGGTGCCATCAAGCTCAATCACTCCTTTTTTGACATCAGCGTCGATTGTCTTCCATACCTCAATAAATTCCCTGTTGATATCTTCCAGTCGAACTGGTCCCTTGTTTCGCAATGCAGAAAGGCGAGCATCCATGCGGCTGATTACTTCATTTATCAGCTTGTCTTCCGCTGGAGCGACATCGTCAAACAACAAGCCAAGATCTTTTTTCACGTAGTCAGTAATACGCCTAGTCGCCTTCGTTCCGTATGACGAATACCAAGACTTGCTTTCCTGCTGTGCCTTTTCAGCTTCGTCGAGGCGAGTTGTCGCAGCGTTGAAGCTTGCACGCTGCTCTTTTGTCATTCCGCCTGACCTGATCTGCTCAAGGAGTTGCCGCTCTTTTTTAACGTCAATCTCCATAATTGGAGTGTTATTAACACGAGCCAGGTTGGTCGATGCCGCTTCTGGATCGTTCGCAGCGGGTTGCGCCGGAACTGCTCTTTGAGGCGCAATCTCTTGAACGCTGTTAATTCCAAGTGCTTTAAGTTCTGCTACCTCTTTTGGCGTCAATGGAGGCAAGCCGTTTGCCTGGCGATCTGCATTGATGATCTTGATCGTGTTATCAACAGCCTCGTCGTAAGGCACCTCAGGGATCTGCAGCTGTCTTCCCAGCACTGGCAGGAACGTGTTCTCATCAATTGTTTTTTGGTCTCTAATCCTTTTGGCTTCGTCCGCCGTGAACTGCAGATTGGCCTCTCGATCTTTATATCCATAACGATTCCCATAGGTGACTCCCTCGGAGACCTCCATGAGACTCAGCACTCTGCGCTGAACACTTCCCTCTGGGAAACTTTTTGCAACTTGCTCATACAGCTCTTCAGTGATCTTTGAAGACGCCCCTAAGGGGGCTGTCGCCAGCAGGTCTTTAACTTCTTGACTTAGCTGCCATGCCTTTGCTCGATACCACTGATTATTGACAGTTCCGTCAGCGTTGTATCTGGGAATTAAAGTTCCGTCCTGCGCCCTGATTGAGGCATTGTCATCACTCAAATCTCCCATCAAACTCATCGTCGTGCTGATAGCTTGAGGGCCAATTTGAGCCTCAAAAAACTCAGTCCTCTGATCAATGAGAGATTCCGACACCTGAGACTGTGCCCGTATCAGGTTTGGCGCAAAATACTTTGTGTAACCAGGACTGCCAGAGTCAATGCCGTACTGAGCTTCTAACTGAAGCTGATACTGAGCTTGCAGTTTTTGCAGCCCCGCATATCCCATGTCTGGCGCACTGAAATCAATAAAAGGCCTTCCTGTTGTCGGATCAATCTCCTTCCCTTTCTTTGCAATAAAAGAAGGCAGGCCAAATGCAATCTGCTGGCCAGCCATCTTGACCTTGCCGCGATTGAATCCAATCTGCTGATACGGGTTCAGCGTCCGCATCAGCCAGCCGGCCTGCGGATCGACAGCTGAAACCTTGCGGTTGTCAGCAGCACGCTGGTTTTCAGCGACCTCTGCCTGCTCATCAATTTGAGCCAGGCCACGCTGGACCTGCTCCATCGCCATCTGTTCGCCGACATCCATCTGCCAGTCGACGTACTTCAAGCCTGCTGTTTCAGCAGCCCCCATCAACTGCGGACTGAATGCTTTCAGATCAGCTGCCAGCTGAGCAAAGCTGTTTTCGCCTTGCACAAATGTGGTGCCGCCGGTCTGCGATGTCAGCAGTTGCGGGGTGTTAGGCAACAGCTCTGGGCGAGCTGCACCTGCCACATTCCTTGGAGTCGACTGAATAAACGTCGATACAGGCTGCGACTGAGGGTTCAGTTGACCTGGCTGTAGCTGTTGTGGACGTGCCATTGATTAACCCTCCGCGAGTTTGTTGACGCTGTTGCCAAATTTCAGCGATGTATTGACTGCTCCCAGACCCAAGCCAGCAACCTGCAATCCACTCATGCCGCCTGGGGATCCGCCCCTCATGCTCGGGGGTGGAGCGGTAACCATCGTTGGCAATGGTGGGAACGGAGCGACGGGATCCATGTAGGGCTGACGCTCGTAGAACTGCTGGCTGTTGTATCGACTCAAATACGTCGCAATCTGTCCCTGCTGCGCACGGGTGTACTGGCCTTCGCGGAGGCCAGCCTCCACCTGCTTCAGCGCCGCATAATCACCAGCCTGCTTGGCGTAGTTGTTCACGTAGCGGTCCATGCTGTTGCCTTCCTGGCCAGCGGCTTGATACGCCGACGATGCCTGCAGCGCACGGTATCGATATTGCTGAACTGCAACCGCTTCTGCCATGCCACGCTCCTGGAGCTGTGCTGCCAGGGCTTGCGATTGATTGGCGTAATCAGCACCGGCTGACGCTCTGGTGTTGAAAACGACCTCCGCCTGCGCAACCTCTTTGGCAAATTCAACTGCTCGAAGCTGCTGGGTGTAGGCGCCCTGCTGATTGAAGCGAACGGTGTCGCCCCAATATCTGTATTGCTGGTTCAGATCATTACGCTCGGCATTCATCGATGCCTGCCACTGATTGAACTGCGTCGTGGCGTCTTGGAAAGCAGTTTGATCTAGATACGCCTGCTGCTTGGCATTGGCATCAGCCTGACCTTGCAGCAGACCCATTCCAAACTGCAGGCCACCCAGCGCCATGCCGACTGGGCCGCCCAGCGCACTTGAAAGGCCGCTGAATAACCCACCACCTCCGGCAGCGCCAGCGGCTGCCGCGGAACCTCCAATGTTCCCAGCAATAGTTGAGATGCCAGTTATCGCCATCAGGAAGCCCTCCAAAAATCACAGAACAATGCAGCTGAGGGGCCAAATGGCCGCGGTCGTTCAACAGTGAAACCCAAATGCTTCAGCCATTTGATGCTTTCAGCATTCTTGGAATAGACCTGATTGAAAAGAGGGCCGCCCAATTCCTCGAGGCAAGTATCCACCCATTGTCGGCCCTCAACGCATAACTGCCAGCGTGCGCGGCGATTCTCCGTCAATCGATCAGTTCCGAGCATCCAGATGCGTTTGCCTACGACCCCGCAGAGACCACACGGAACACCGTCGTCAGTGACCATGCCGCGCACTAGATCCGAATGCGCCCAGCTTTCAGTTACTGCATCACGAGCATTGCAGCCATGGCTGAGCATGACCTCCTGAACATCAGAATCACGCAAATTCTCCGCCACATCCAAGACGTGGTCGGCGGTTGGCTCATAAACCCACTGCATCAAGACGCACCTGAACGACTGGTGATCATGCCGATCCATTCCAGGGTGCTGAACTTCGACGGGTGTGGCGTGTCGTTCAGCAGTTCCACAAGGATGCGATCACCACGCCCCATGATGGGCACGTTGAATACGCCCTGGTATTTGAGCTGTGTGTCCATTCCTGATGTTGATGTCGGGGTGCCAATCACTGAATTGCGGACAGCCAGCACCGTGCCGTCAAATGTATAAAGACCTTCCTTTCTGCCTTCAGGAATCACCTTGACCTGGAAGTATCCAGTCTCCTGATACGCGAGCTTGGCCTGGCGCACCTGAGTGCGAACGACGTTACGAACGGCTTTGCCGCCGCCGATGTCATTCATCAGCTTGAAGCGACTGAATCTGTATCTGAAGTCGTATTTCTCCCCGGCCCAAACGTCCTCAGCTGACCAGTCACCTCGAGTCGTAACCGTGTTCGAGTCGTCGGTAGACCCGAGCAACACCGGGCCTGCCTTGTTTGTCTGGGTCATGTTGTATGCGCTCCAGACCTGCACCTCGTTCGTTGCGGTGTACGGCAGCGTGAAAGTCGTTTCATTCGTCTGCTCGTCATAGACACCGTTATCCATGCGGAAGTCAGCCGGTGTCGCTGTTGTCGTGCTGACCAGTCGATCGAGCAGCAGCGGGTAGGGAGCGTCGACAGATTCCTCTGCGCGATCAAGCACTGAGATCTGCTCGAGGTAAACCTCATCGCCGTATCGCATCAAGCAATAAAGGATCTCCCTGATGCAAACAACCTGGAGAACTTCATCAGCTCCAAACTCCCAGTAAGACCAGCTGTTCTGCGCACGCTCTGCGCCTTCGCCTCGATTCCGGAGAAACCATTTGTAGACATAAATCCGCTTCCGATAATCAGCCCCAAGCATGCCGGTGTCGTTCTTGGAGCTCAGCAAGAATGCAGCATTGCCCGTGTCATTCACGGTCATTTTGAAACATTCATCCGGAACAAAACTGGAGATATAACCAGTCAAGTCAGCTGCATCAGCAGTCAAAGCAGTGCCTGCACCCCTCACTGCAAACTCTCTCATTTGCGACCACTGGCCGTTACTTTGCAGGAAGAAAATACCGCCACCTGCCTGTTGTGGCCTGACGCTAGTATCTACATCAAATTGTGTAAGAGCCGTAATTTGTGCAGTCGCAGGAGTCAAAACGGTCTCTGCCGCATTAAATCTAAACTGGATTTGTGCCGAAAAAAGTATCAGCTCATCTTGATATGGGACTGCATAACGAAGGACTGACACTCTGTTGTTACTAGCCACAACATCAATAGGGTCAGTGTCAAGAACCGTTGTAACGGTCTCGGGAAAGAATTCAAAAAACTCTCGAACTCGCGAGAGAACAACATTCTCATCAGCCAGGAATCCGAGCCTGTTTTTGTAGATAAAGATGTCATTGATCGGAAAACCAATAAACGATGGATCAGGCGATGTTTCGATGTCTCCAGCGATCCGTCTGCCCCACGACGGAACGCCGTTTGGGATGCCGGCAACTGTCTGCCCATCGACAGGCCCGAACCAAAAATCACCATCGTTCTGACGAATCAGAACGTGCGGCATGGTCGTGGGGTTGAGCATGTACTCAGTCCCAGGAGCAACGGTCTCCTCCCATTCACCCTCGCCAAAGTCCCCACTGCGGGGATTGAATTCCAAGTGATAGTCGTCGAATGCTGTGCCGGGATCTCCGGTGACATTGATCTGATAGCCCTCCGGAGCAATCGTCGGTAGCTCGGTGAACACCTGCACCGTATTCAGAATTGCCGTGATCGTGGCGTTCGCTTTGGCGTCAGTTGCTTCAACCGTGATTGGGTTGTCAGAGCGAAACCAGATGACTGAACCAGATCGACTTGAATCGATGTTGGCGTCGGTAATGCCATCCATCAGCTCCTGAGCAATCTCCTCAGAGCTAATCCTGTTTTCAGTGACAGTGGAACCATCAACAACAACAGCCGCGACTGGTGTCTCAACAGTGACCTCAGTGCCATTGAGGTTCAGCACATACTCGTTGCCGTAGACGGCTTGCTTCACCCAAACAAGGCACTCGTGCTCCCTGGGCCTGGCCGTCTCCGGGGCCAGGGCCGTGTCCATCGCTGTGTTTGTCAGCGTATTGGTGATCCAGGTGTAATCAGCGATCGTGACTGCTCTGACCTGCTGGGTCGCATCAGTGATGCTGTCCAGATAGTCGTAAGCGTCGGTGTCCTCAGTGACCGTGCGCTCAGTGCCATCGAGCTCAAAGACTCTGATCTGCTCGTTCGTGATGACGGCGATGTATTCCTCCTCCTGGTCCCGGAGGATGGTGTGAAAGAACGCATCGCCGAAAGGCGTCTCGCTGACTCTCGCCAGAGTTCTGCTGCTGTCGCGTTTGCGCAGACCCTCTGCGATTGACGACACACCATTGATCTGGATCTCTCCCTGGCTTGGATCCTTTTGCGCGTCGGGCTGCTGCGACACCCCCTGGATGAGGTTCGGGATTGTTACCGCAATGTTTTTCATTTAAAAGACCGAGTAGCCATTAGCAACACGACGGTTCATCAGCCCAGTGGCCGGCTGATACGTCGGGAAAGCATTTGCACCAGTGAGCATGTTGGATTGCTCCTGCTCCATTTCGATCCGCTCGAGCTCTGCCTGAGCGTCGCCCTCATCCTTGGCGGTGTACTTGAACAACGCCTCGGACCCCAATGATCGATCAGAGAAGATCCGCGCTGCTCTGACAGTGACCCAGCGGTTGTACGCCTCAGGCACGTCGTCCCAAGGGAGCAGCCAGATCACATCAGCAGCCAGCTCTGTAATCGATTCGTCGATCTGATACGTGCGCTT